GAATATATGTGGATGGTTGATGATACTCAAGTACAATTAACTCATAGCGATCCAATTACTTCTGTAGGAAACCCACCAGTTTTAGTCAATATTCCTGGAATTCCTTCAGTGATTATAACCATTCAACAGGTTTAGAACTATGGCAATAGATTTTCCAAATTCTCCATTATTAAATCAAATTTCCAAAATAGCAGGACGCTATTATAAATGGAATGGTGTTCAGTGGGCTTGTGTTGGATTTACAAGTTGTATAACCATAACGGGAGTTACAACTTATTATCAGATAACAAATTCGGATGATTATATTGCAATTAATGCAGATGTTCCGGTTTTAATAGATTTGCCAGTATCACCATCATTAGGTAAAAAGGTTACTGTAAAAGATGAGGGCAATAAGATATCTACATATAATGTAACGGTTCGTGCTGGTATTGGTGCGAGTGTTGAAAACGATACTTCAGTTGTGATGAAAATCAATCATCAAAGTTTTACTTATTTTTACAACGGTTCTAACTGGTTCTTAGTATAATGTCTTATAATCCACTCCCTCAACCCGCAGATGTAGTAGTTAATACTGGTATAGGAACCAGTGCAGTAAGCGAGCAAAATACTTTTCCAACATCATTACATTATGTTGGTTTCGGAGAAAGTACTACTACAAGAGTAAGTGATTTCTCACCATTCCCAACATATCTTGCAAATATTGATTATACTTCTAAAAATCGTCTGAAAGTTTCTCCATACGAAACTACATTTTTCAATACTTTCCAATATGGATTAGAAACTGACGTATGGGATACAAGAGTTTCTTTGGGTGGAACTGCATATCACGACCCATATAGAAGTGCGATTGTTATGCAAGTTGGCGTTACTACTGGTTCTGAAGTTATTCGTCAAACCAGGAATGTGATGAGATATATTCCAGGAAGACCCACTCAGGCAACATTTGCGATTATTCTCACAAATCCAGTTCCTGGTGTTCGTAGAAGAATGGGAATGTTTGAAGAAAGAGATGGTTTTTATTTTGAAGACGATGGTTCTGGATATGATGGATATTCTTGTGTAATTCGTAGTTCTACCTCAGGAATATCAACTGATATTAGAGTTCCTCGTAGTCAATGGAATGGTGATAAGTTGGATGGAACTGGTCCAAGTGGAATTATTGCTGGTGCAAGCACTCAACAATTGGTTTCATTTGATTATGAATGGTATGGTGCAGGACAAGTAAAAATTGGATTCGTGATTAACGGAACAACACATTATATTCACACTTTCAATCACGCAAATATTCTATCTTTACCTTGGTGTGCTACTCCATTCTTGCCAATTAGATTGGAACTTACTAATGTAGCAGGTATTGCAACAACATCTACAACATTTTATCAAGGTTCAAACTCGGTTATTCAGGAAGGAACTCCAGAGAAGTTAGGTATCGCACAGAATGTGGGAACTGCGGTGACTGGTAGGATTTTAGCAGCAACACAAACATATTACCCACTAATTTCAATTCGTCTAAAATCCACAGCACTCAAAGGTGTTGTTCTTCCAACATTCTTTCAGGCAGCAAGTTTATTTACTGGTGGGGGAGGTTCAAATACATTTACTGTGAGTTTGGGATATAAACTCATCCGAAATGCAACTTTGACTGGCGGCACTTGGGTTGATATGCCCGATCCAAATTCATTTACTCAATATAATAGAAGTGCTACTGGAATTGGAACTGATGGAATTGATTTGGATAGTGGATTTATTATTCAAGGTAGTGGTGGTACTGGTATTCGTTTGGATAAGGATACTGTTTATCAACTTGGTAGAAGTGATATTGGAACTATTAGCGATACTCTCACTCTTGCAGTTGCAGTTTTGGATACTGGTGTGACGAATGCAGTTGCTTATGGTGCAATGACTTGGATTGAGCAGAGATAACTGTATTAATAAATAACTAATAAACGTAATTATAAGAATAATGGCACATAGACCAGTTGGGGCTGGATCCTCATTCACATTTACAGCAGGTGCTGCAACAACTTCATCAGCATTTTCAGTTCAATCAAGTGTTTTAAGAGTGGTTGCTGTAGGTGGTGCTGCTTTTATTTCAGTTGGAGCAACTCCATCTGCAACTTCTGCTGATTATTATGTTGCTTCTGGAGAAAGTGCAACTCTTGCATTAACAAAAGCATCTAATAGAGTTGTTGGTGTAAGCACCGGCACAACTACAACTGTTATTGTACCAGAGGGAACTCAAGTTCCATTTGGAGTTGGTGATTATGTATCACTGACTGTATCAGGACAAACCTATTACAACTTTAATCACCAAAGAGTTATTTCTGTTGACACTACTTCAAATGTGGGTGGTTATTATCAAACCAGAATGGTTGTTGATTATAACAGTGCCGGAATCGTAACTGCATTTTCATCATCGGATGCATCAGTTATTACATCAAATAAGGTGTCAGCATTTGGTGCTGGATCCGGAACTTTATATTATCAACAAGTACAAATTTCAGGACAAGCATAATGAAACTTATTACCGAAGAAATTGAATCAGTAGAAGTTATTACCGAGAATGTAAATGGTAAAAAAACCCTATACATTCAAGGTCCTTTTCTCCAAACAGAACAACCAAATAGAAATAATAGAGTATATCGCTTTCCAGTAATGGAAAGAGAGGTTAAGAGATATACTGAACAATATGTGAATAAGGGTCGTGCTCTTGGAGAACTTGGACATCCTGATGGTCCTACAGTAAATCTTGATCGAGTTTCTCATAAAATTGTTTCACTTCGTCGTGAAGGAAATGATTTTATTGGTAAAGCACAAATTCTTTCCACTCCCATGGGGAAAATTGCAGAGTCTCTTCTTAAGGAAGGAGTAACATTAGGAGTTTCTTCTCGTGGTCTTGGTTCAACAAGACAAAACAGAGAAGGATATATGGAAGTAGGTGAAGATTTTATGCTAGCAACTGCTGCCGATATCGTTGCCGATCCTTCTGCTCCTGATGCTTTTGTTCAGGGAATTATGGAAGGTAAAGAGTGGATATGGGATGGTGGAATGCTCAGAGAGAAAACTGCAGAAAATATCAAGCATAAAATAAACACTTTTGTTGATGGTGGTATTCTTGAAGAATATAAATTATCTCTTTTTAATGAGTTTTTAAACTCATTGTAATTTATTAAATTATAAATAAATATAGTTTATAACTAAAGGTTAAACGGAGAGTTCAAATGTCTCGTGGAGATTTACAAGAAATGGAAGTAGGCACTAAGCAATCCAGAACCGCTGTAAATGCTAATGCAAAAGCGGCGGATGCGATGCCAAAATTATCGGGCAATATTCCTGATGGTCAAACTGCATCATGGGAAGATCTTGGTGGACCAACACCAGAAAATTATAAGTCCGATGACGATTCGGCAAAACTCAAAACACCCGGAGCAACTCTTAAGCAAGTAAGAGATGTTGTTAACAAAGGAGCTAAACCTGCTGAAGCAATGAAGGGTATGAAAGAAGAGGAAGAACTCGACGATGAAGATCTCATCGACGAAGAAATTGATGAAGATGAAGTAGTTGCTGAAGCTAAGGAAGAAGACGAAGAGAAAGACGAAGACGAAGACGAAGAGGATGAAGATGGTGAAGGTGAAGGTGAAGATGATGAGGATGAAAAAGTGAAGAAGGAAGAGTATAACATCGACGAAGATGTTAATGCTCTCCTTTCCGGCGAAGAACTCTCTGAAGAGTTCCAAGAAAAGGCAAGAACCATCTTTGAAGCTGCTCTTCGTTCCAAGGTTTCTGAAATTAAAGAAACTCTTGAAGAGCAATATGCATATGCTCTTGCAGAAGAAGTCGAAGAAATTAAGACTGAACTTGCTGAGCGAGTAGATGCATATCTAGAATATGTATCGGGTGAGTGGTTTGAAGAAAACTCACTTGCAATTGAAAAAGGTCTTAAGACCGAAATGACCGAATCATTCCTACAAGGAATGAAGGGTCTTTTTGAAGAACATTATGTAACAATTCCTGAAGATAAATATGATGTGCTTGAGAGCATGGTAGATAAACTTGATGAAATGGAGACAAAACTCAACGAGCAGATTGAGAGAAATGTTTCCCTCCACAAACGTCTCGCAGAGTCGGTTGCAGATGGGATCTTTGAACAAGTCACTGATGGTCTTGCAGACACTCAGAAAGACAAGCTCGCTTCACTTGCCGAAAGTGTTGAGTTTGAAAGTGAAGAAAAATATCGTGAAAAACTGGAGACTTTGAAGGAATCATATTTCCCTTCAAGAACAATTTCTCCATCTGCTAAAACTGAAACTCTGTCTGAAGGTGTAGATTCATCTGCAGAATCTATTTCTGGAACGATGGCTGCTTATCTGAAGACTCTTTCATCATTTAGCAAATAATTGAATTTAATATAATTCAAACAAAAAAACGCACTTTAGTAAAAAGGTAAAAGCAAATGTTCCATTCCGAGCATCTGCAGGAAAAGTGGGCACCACTCTTAGACTATCAGGGTCTTGATGCAATCAAAGATTCTCATCGTAGAGCTGTAACCGCTGTCCTGCTCGAAAACCAAGAAAAATTTTTAAGAGAAGAGTCTGCTTTCCAAGCAGGCGGAATCTCAAACCTAATGGAATCACCAACCAACAGCGGTAACGCTGCCGGTTTTGGTGGTGGATTTGGTGGTGGTGCAGCCGCTGCTGGTCCTACCGCAGGTTTCGATCCAGTTCTGATTTCACTCATCCGTCGTTCAATGCCTAACCTGGTCGCTTATGACCTGGCTGGCGTTCAACCAATGAGCGGTCCTACTGGACTCATCTTCGCAATGCGTTCCAAGTATAACAACCAGAGCGGCACCGAAGCTTTCTACAATGAAGTAGATACAGCATTCTCGGGACAAGATTCCGGATTTAATGTTGCTGGATTTGGTAACACTTCTGCTGGTATTGGTACTACTGCACAGCAAGGTAGCAACCCATCAATTCTTAACGCTGCTTCAGTTGCTCCAACTGATTACAACGTTGGTCAAGGTATGCCAACAGGCGATGCCGAGAATCTTGATGGTAACTCCGGCGATGCTTTCAACCAGATGGCATTCTCAATCGAGAAAGTCACTGTTACCGCTAAGTCAAGAGCTCTGAAAGCTGAGTACTCACTAGAACTCGCTCAAGACCTCAAGGCAATCCACGGTCTGAACGCTGAAGCGGAATTAGCAAACATTCTCTCAACTGAGATTCTTGCTGAAATCAACCGCGAAGTTATCAGAACCATTTATATGGTTGCTGAAAAGGGTGCTTCCCAAAACGTTGCCACTGCTGGCATTTTTGACCTTGACGTTGACTCCAACGGTCGTTGGTCAGTTGAGAAGTTCAAGGGTCTTCTATTCCAGATTGAGAGAGATGCTAACGCTATCGCTCAGAGAACTCGTCGTGGAAAGGGTAACATCATCCTTTGTTCCGCTGACGTTGCTTCAGCACTGACCATGGCTGGTGTTCTTGATTACACCCCAGCACTCAACGCTAATCTGAACGTTGATGACACCGGCAACACCTTTGCCGGTACTCTAATGGGCAAATTCCGCGTCTATATTGACCCATATGCTGCTAACCTGACTTCAGGTAACGCAACTCCAGGTAACCAGTACTATGTTGTTGGTTATAAGGGTTCTTCACCTTATGACGCAGGACTCTTCTATTGTCCTTATGTTCCTCTCCAAATGGTTCGTGCCGTTGGTGAGAACAGTTTCCAGCCCAAGATTGGCTTTAAGACCCGTTATGGTCTCGTTGCAAACCCATTTGCAGAGGGAACTAATCAGGGTCTTGGAAGACTGCAGACCAACTCCAACCGTTACTACAGAAGAGTTGCTGTTAAGAATCTTATGTGATTCTTTCACAACTTTTTCGAGGGGACCCCTAAAGGGTCCCTTTTTTTATCTAAATATTTAAAAAAAGATGGCAAGAGGAACTGACGTAGAAAATAGAAATTTTCTATCACCGACTGGATTTAAGTTTGTACTTAAAAGATCTCCCAAAGTTGCATTTTTTTGCAACGAAATTAATATTCCAGATTTAACTCTTGGAATTTCAAATCAACCAACAAGACTTGGCAGAAACATTCCACAACCAGGAAATACCGTTGATTTTGGAGATTTGAATTTAAGATTTATCGTTGATGAAGACTTGGGAAATTATATGGAAATTCAGAAGTGGATAAGAGGTCTTGGTTATCCAGAGAGTTTAAAAGAATTTCATGATTTGGAGGATAGTCGTATTATCAATACAAATTATATCAATGATAATCAAGATATTTACTCAGATGGAACCCTTCAGGTTTTAAATAGTAGTATGATATCAAACTTCCAAGTATTTTTTCGAGATTTATTTCCATATTCCCTAGGGACCTTAACATTTGATGCTACTGCAACAGATATTCAATACTTTACAGCAGATGTTAGTTTCAAGTATACTATTTACAACATAACCGATTTAAGTGGAAATCCCCTATGAGTTTTGATTTAGATACAATTCAAAGAATGTGGGAGAAAGACTCTGAAATTGATATGGACAATCTCCATACAGAGTCTACAAATATACCTGCTCTTCATGCAAAATATTTTGAGTTATACAACACAATATTTCTCTTGAGAAAAAAAGCGGAGCAGCAAAAAAGAAATATACGCCACGAAAGATATGAATATTATTCTGGTAAATCAGAACCAGATGTATACATCGAAAATCCCTTTCCCAAAAAGATTCGTGATAAAGATACCATGCAAAAGTATCTTGATGCAGACGAAAAACTTTCTACAGTATGTTTAAAGATTGATTACTATGACACAATGCTGACATACATTGAAAGCATTTTAAAAATGATTCAGAACCGAACTTATCAGATTAAAAATGCAATTGAGTTCATTCGTTTTCAGTCTGGATTGGGGTAGATAAATATTCATAGCAATTATGATGCTATGAGTGACGTAATTATTGAAAAGAAAAATGAGGTTTACATTAAACTACAATGCGAACCTCATATTTTATATGAACTTCAACCGTATTTTACGTTTGAAGTTGAATCGGCAAAATTTATGTCCCAATACAGAAGCAGACATTGGGACGGAAAGATTCGCCTGTTAAGTTCTCATACTGGAGAAATTTATGCTGGGTTGTTAGATAAAGTTATCGACAAACTAACTCTCCACAACTATACATATGAGTTTAAAGAAAATAAATTCTACGGATTACCTTTTGAGGTTAATGAAGGTATTTCGTATGAAGGTGTCAAAGATTATATGAAATCTATTTGCACTCATTCTCCACGGGAGTATCAAGTAGAGGGAGTATACGATGCTCTAAGACATAATAGAAAATTATTGATATCACCCACAGCCTCAGGTAAATCCTTAATGATTTACTCCCTCGTAAGGTATTATGTAGATAAAGGACAAAAAATTCTTTTAGTTGTTCCAACGACATCTCTGGTAGAGCAGATGTACAAGGATTTCGAAGACTATGGTTGGGATGCTGAGTCATACTGTCACAAGATTTATTCTGGAAGAGAAAAAACAAACGAACATTCGGTAACCATTACTACTTGGCAATCTATCTATAAATTAGAACGTTCTTTCTTTGAAGATTATGGTGTGATTATAGGTGATGAAGCACACCTCTTCAAGAGTAAATCTCTAATTGAGATTATGAGTAAACTACATCATGCAAAATATCGTTTTGGATTTACAGGAACTCTTGATGGAACTCAAACGCATAAATGGGTTCTGGAAGGATTATTTGGACCATCATACAAGGTAACAAGAACATATGAACTGATGCAACAGGGTCATATTTCCCAATTAGATATTCGCTGTCTTATTCTCAAACATTTTCCACAAAAATTTGAAACTTATGAAGATGAAATTCAATATTTAATTTCCCATGATCAAAGAAATAAGTTTATTAGCAATCTTTCATTAGATTTGAAAGGTAATACCCTTGTTTTATTTTCACGAGTAGAAGCTCATGGAGCAATACTATATGAGAAGATAAATAATAGTAAGCGAGATGATCGTAACGTATTCTTTATTCATGGTGGAGTGGATACTGAAAAAAGAGAATTGGTTAGAGAAATCACAGAAAGAGAAAATAATGCAATTATCGTGGCATCATATGGAACTTTTAGTACAGGAATTAATATTAAAAATTTACATAATGTAATTTTTGCTTCACCCAGTAAATCAAGAATCAGAAATCTTCAATCAATTGGGAGAGTTTTGAGAAAGGGGAAGAATAAAACGAAAGCAGTACTTTATGATATTTCCGATGATTGCACTTACAACTCAAGAAAAAATTACACTCTAAATCATTTAATAGAAAGAATTAAAATCTATAATGAAGAAAATTTTAAGTATGAAATAATCACAATACAACTCAAGAAAAAATGATAGAAGATGATTTTTACTGCACGATTAAATTAAAAACAGGTGAAGAAATTTTTGCCAAGGTAGCTGCGTCTGAAGAGGAATATAAAACAATATTGATTGTTTCTAACCCAATAGTCATTAATGAAATTAAGGGTAGAAATGGAATAGTTGGATATAAAATAGAACCCTGGCTAAAAACAACCAAAGAAGACCTGTTTATTTTAAATTTAAATGATGTAATTACAATGTCAGAATCTTCAGATATTGAAATGATCATGATGTACCAATCATTTGTTCGCCAATCTAATAGAGATAATAAAAATCAATCCAAACTCAATCGTAGAATGGGATACATTTCCAATGTAAATGATGCTAAAGAGATATTAGAGAAGATCTTTAAGAGTAGCTAATATTAATCTTATCAACCCTCACAAAGGTTATTGTACAGGGTTTTGAGGTACTTGTCAACTATTTACGGAAGTGTTATAATATCTACATAATAATGATAAAAACTTATGATAACCACAGCAGTTATGACCAAAAGAAAAAGGTCGGAGCACTATGTAAACAACAAAGAGTTTCTTGCTGCTCTAATTAAGTATCGTGAAGATGTAGAGATAACCTTCATTCAAAAATATAGTAGAGAACCTACGAAAGATGATAGGGCAACCAAATGGGACACAAAACCCCCCATTCCACGGTATATTGGAGAGTGTTTTCTTAAGATTGCCAATCATTTATCATTTAAACCAAACTTTGTCAACTATATGTTCAAAGAGGATATGATTTCTGATGGTATTGAGAATTGTGTGCAGTATATTCACAATTTCAATCCAGAGAAGTCACAAAATCCTTTTGCGTACTTTACGCAAATCATTCATTTTGCTTTTCTTCGTCGCATTCAAAGAGAAAAGCGTCAGTTGGAAATCAAAAATAAAATTCTTGAGCGTTCTGGATTCAGTGAAGTGTTTACTGATGACAACACTATTGACGGTGGGAACTATTCCGACTATAATTCCATTAAAGACGGAATTCATTCGAAACTTCGCTACTGATGAAAGTTGCTATCATTACTGATACTCATTACGGTGCTCGAAAAGGTTCTAAACTTTTTCAGGACTATTTTGAACTCTTCTATAAGAATGTGTTTTTCCCGACGCTGGAACAGTACGGGATTACCACAGTCATACACATGGGGGACGCTTTTGATAGCCGTAAATCCATCGATTATCAAAGCTTTGAATGGGCAAAGAAAGTTGTATTTGAACCTCTTTCCAAATATGACGTTCATATGATTACTGGTAATCACGATTGTTATTATAAAAATACTAACAATGTAAATTCGCCAAATCTTCTACTCCAATCCTATCCAAATGTAAAGACATATTCATCTCCAACTGAAATTAAAGTTGGTGATTTGAATGTGCTCCTTCTTCCGTGGATTTGTATGGAAAATGAAGAACAGTCACTCAAATCAATTAAAAATACTAAATGCAAAATTGCAATGGGACACCTTGAACTTCAAGGGTTTCGTGTAAATCGTTCTGTGGTAATGGAACATGGATTGGAAGCAAATCTTTTTAAAAACTTCATCAAGGTATTTTCTGGGCATTACCATACTCGTTCTGATAATGGAACTGTGTTCTATCTCGGCAATCCTTATGAGATGTTTTGGAATGATGTAAATGACCCTCGTGGGTTTACTATTTTTGATACAGAAACTTTAGAGCATACACCCGTCAATAATCCTTATCGGTTGTTCTATAACATTTACTATGAAGATACTCCGCATCAAATGTTTGATGCTTCCGAATATGAAAATAAAATTGTAAAAGTTATTGTCCGCAAAAAATCTGATACAAAACAATTTGAAAAGTTTATTGATAAACTTTATGCTGCAAATGTATCAGAACTTAAGGTTATTGAAAATTTTGAAATTCAAGAATCCGAAAGTTTTGAGGCATTCGATTCCGAAGATACAATGTCTATCTTGAATAGATATATTGAGGAGGCAGAAGTAAATCTTGATAAATCTACAATTCAAAAATTGTTGCAGGAAGTTTATCAAGAGGCATGTGAATTAGTGTAAAATGTTTATTCTAACAATCAATGGCAGAGAAACTGAAGGAGCATATTCCGTAACTGATGATGAGGGAGAACAAATTCTCTATTTGTTTCAGGAGGAAGATGATGCGACAAGATATGCTATGATGTTAGAAGAAGATGAATATCCTGAAATGCATGTAATAGAAATAGAAGACGATATTATGATTAAAACCTGCGAAATGCATGGATATCAATATACAATTATCACACCTGATGACATCGTAATTCCTCCTAACACTGATCATGATTTTATTTGAAAAAATTCGTTGGAAGAACTTCCTCTCCACAGGTAATCAATATACTGAAGTTGATTTTACCCAGAATTCTACCAATTTAATTATTGGTACAAATGGTGCCGGTAAGAGTACTGTACTAGATGCTCTTACATTTTCTTTGTTTGGAAAACCATTCCGTAAGATTAATAAACCACAACTTATCAATACTGTAAATGAAAAGGATTGTAGAGTTGAAGTTGAATTCACTATCGGATCGTCAGAATGGAAAGTTGTGAGGGGGATTAAACCTGCAATTTTTGAAATCTGGAGAAACGGTACTGCACTAGATCAATCTGCGGCAGCACTAGACCAGCAAAAATGGTTGGAGCAAACAGTTCTTAAAATGAACTATAAGTCTTTTACCCAGATTGTAATTCTAGGTTCAAGTACTTTTGTTCCTTTTATGCAACTTCCTGCGGCACATCGCCGTGAAGTCATTGAGGATTTGCTTGATATTAAAATCTTCTCTTCTATGAATAATGTAATCAAAGAGAAGATTCGTCAAGTTAAAGAGGATATTAAAGTTTTTGAATTGAAAAAGGAATCTCTTCTTGATAAAGTCAAAATGCAAGAGAGTTTTATTCGAGAACTTGAGAATCGGGGAAAGGATAATATTAGTAATAGTAAACGGAAAATTTCCGATTTAGATAACGAAATCGAACAGTATATTGGCGAAAATAGTTCTTTAGAAGAACCTCTTCGCGAGCACATTCAAAAGCAAGATACTTTAATTGGTTATTCAGAAAAACTTCGTAAGTTGGGAAATCTTAAAGGCAAGATATCTCAAAAAGTATCTTTGATTACTAAAGAGCATAAATTCTTTACTGAGAATACGGTTTGTCCTACTTGCACCCAGTCTATTGATGAAATCTTCAGAATAAATAGAATTAACGACGCTCAAAATAAAGCAAAAGAGTTGCAATCTGGTTATCGAGAACTAGAGGAAGCAATTAAAGAGGAAGAAGAGCGAGAGCGTCAATTCACTACTCTATCGAAGGAGATTTCAAAACTAACTAATGGCATTTCTCAAAACAATATCAAGATTTCTGGGTGTCGAAGGCAGATCAGAGACCTTGAATCTGAAATTCAAACTATTACCGAACAGCTTGAAAACAGAAATTCTGAACATGAAAAGTTAGAATCCTTCAAAGGAAATTTAAAAACTACATACGACGAACTCGCTTCCAGAAAAGACTCAATCAACTATTACGATTTTACGTATAGTTTACTTAAAGACGGTGGAGTAAAATCCAAAATCATTAAGAAGTATCTACCGCTGATAAATCAGCAAGTTAACCGTTATCTTCAGATGATGGATTTCTATATTAACTTCACTCTT